AAGCTAATAATGTTATTTCTACTGCTGCTGACAAACTAGAAATAGAACTAAATAAAGCAACCATGCTGATGAATGAAGAAATATCCGCTATAAAGGCAAGATTTGAGAAAACGTACCGATTGCTGGAGAAAGAAAGCGAAAATGAAGTTGCAGCACAAACTGATATTATAGTTTTGCAAAATCAAAAAATATCTGCCAAAGACCAGGAAATATTATCATTATCCGATCTTGAAAAACAGGAGTTAAAAGCGGAAGATGCTGCTGCTGAAGCGGAAGTAGAAAAGGCTAAAATTAGAGTAGATAATGCTGGAGAGTATTTAAAACTACATGAACGTGCTGATATTGAGCCATTGCAAGCAGAAGCCGACAAGGTTGCTAATATGCAAAGTTATCTTCGCGAATGGGACCGTATGCTTGACATTCGAGATGGTAAATTAACCACAAAAAAACAGTATGCCGATACTTTGACCAATATTATTACTACGGCTAGAAATAAACCTGCTGAATTGCTGAAACAACATAAACTGCCCATTGACGGAATCAGCGTTGATGAAAACTCAATGATCCGAATTAATAAAATACTACTTGATGGCCTATCTGATGGCGAGAAATTAGAGGCGGCATTCAAGATAGTATTACAACGGATCGGAGAGTTGCGAATTGTTTGTTTAGATGGGTTTGAAAAGTTAAATGAATCTGAGCAAAAGAAAGTTATTAAGTTGTGCGAGGATAACGACATTCAGGCTTTTGTGACCATTACTAAAGATACAGAGGATGGTAAGTTTGAAATTAAGGGGTGCTTGTAATGCCTAATAATTTACTGATACTCGCTTATATTCAGTGTATGAAGGATAGAACCATTGAAGCTATTAAGTTTTGCAATGAACAAAATAAAATCAATGGTAGAAATGTTAGTTCTCATAATCATGAAGCGTATTTAAAAGATATTGAAAATCTTGAAAAATTCATAAAAGGTGGCAATTGATATGGCTGACAAACAACTAGTCCTAGCTGAAACTCATAAAAGTTTACTATCCCTCTTAACCTCAAAAGCTGATGCTTTCCCCAAAGATTTTAACCAAACTAGATTCTTGCAAAATTGTATGACGGTCTTACAGGACACCAGCGGCATTGAAAAGTGTAGTCCCATATCAGTAGCCAGAACATTGCTAAAAGGCGCGTTCTTGGGCCTAGACTTCTTCCAAAAAGAATGTTATGCAATCCCCTATGGCAATAGCCTGCAGTTCCAAACTGACTACAAGGGCGAAACCAAGATGGCTAAAAAATACAGCATCAGGCCAATTAAAGATATTTATGCCAAGGTGGTTCGCGAGGGAGATTTTTTCGAGGAAGAAATTAAAGAAGGTCAGCAATCTGTAAATTTCAAGCCGTTATCATTTAGCAATAATTCAATTGTGGGGGCTTTTGCAATCGTATTGTATGTAGATGGAGGCATGGAGTACGAAACAATGACCACGGAGCAGATAGAGGGCATCAGAAAGAATTTTAGCAAGATGCCGAATGGCTTAATGTGGAAACATGTGCCGGAAGAAGGTTACAAGAAAACTGTCTTGCGGAGATTGACTAAGAAAATTGAAAAAGACTTCGCCAGTGAAGAACAGGCCAAAGTCTATGAAGAAAGTTCAGATGTTGAATTTAAGAAAAATGAGGAAAAGGCTAATAAGAAGCCGGTACCTGATATTTTATACAAGCAAGATGATGTTGTTGATGCTGAATTTACGGCGGTTATAGATCAAGAATTATCGCATTTTGATGGGAAAGAGGTTGAATAAAATGTTTTTAAACGACTGGAAGGATTCAAAACTGAACGGACTAACTGAAGATTTTAGATTAAAGCCAAGTCAACTTAAAGGAGTAAAAATATTGTTAGCTTCTTATTCTTATCAGGATTACTCAGGCGATGCCTTTGTCTTGTTTAAACAGGGCGGCAAATATTATGAGGTTAATGGAGGGCATTGCTCTTGTTATGGACTGGAAGATCAATGGGAACCTGAAGAAGCCGTACTTCAAGAATTATGGAATAGAGCCAATGTTGGCAGGTTAGGGCTTGATAGTTATTGTGGAAATGAATTTAATATTGAGATAAAAAAAATTGTTAGTAAATTGTTAAAGATAAAAGATAAAGAAGGTGAAAAATAATGGAATTAACGAGAGCCAATTACTTTTCAAAAGAGGCAGAGATGCTATATTTGGGAAGCTCATCCCTTAAAGCTTGGAACAATTATAAAGGTGGTTGCGAGGCAAGAGAAATTGCCAAGCGTAAAGGCGAGTGGACTGATAAAGAAAATTCAGCGTTTCTTTTGGGAAATTACCTGCATAGCTGGTCAAGCGGTGATTTACAGGAATTTATCGCCAATACCCCTGAGTTATTCAAAAAAGACGGTACGTTGATGGCTAAATACTCTTTAGGCGATGATATGATTCGCATTTTTCAAAATGATCCCGCTATGGTTCAAATGCGCGAAGGATTGAAAGAACAAATATTCACCGGCGAAATTAACGGGGTGCCATTCAAAATACAGGTTGATATTCTCAATGTTGAAAAAGGATACTTTGCCGACATTAAAACGACTAAAAGTATGCATGGAAAATACTGGAATAAAGAAACGCGAACTTATGAAACATTCATCCAAAAATATGATTATCCTATGCAATTCAGTATCTATGCTGAGATATTGCGACAGAACTTAAAAATGGATACATACCTTGATTGCTACATCTTGGCGGTGGACAAGCAGGATACTCCTGATCATGAAATTATCTGGATGGACGTTGATAGTTTTATTAAAACCAAACTGGAAGAAATCGAATTGGTGATACCGCGAATTATGTCAGTTCGGAATGGTGATGTTGAACCGGAGCGGTGCGGGTCGTGCGAGTATTGCCGATCTACGAAGCGAATTGTTAAGCCTATTCATTACCTTGATTTGTTGGAGTCAATATGTTAGGCAAATATAAGTTCACAGACAAGGAATTAAAAACCGTATTGGACTCCTTAACGATCATAATTGACACCAGAGAGCAGGAAGGGGCGCACGTAATCGATTACCTTAAAAGTAAGAAAAAGCCCTTTAAGAGTATGAAAATGGACTTTGGAGACTACACGTTTATGGTCCCTGCTAATCCCGCATTGCAGATACCGAGAGACATTTATTATACAGATAGTATTGTGATCGAGCGCAAAGCACACCTAAATGAGATTAGCGGAAACCTTACGGCAGATGGTGGTACCAGATTTGAACAGGAGTTAATCAGGAGCCACGGGGCCAAATTCTACCTCTTAATTGAGAATGCCAGTTATGAGATGATCATTAACCATAAATATGACACGCAGTATGAACCGAAATCGTTTATTGCTAGGTTGAAAAGTTTTGAGGCCAGATATGGTATCAGTGTTAATTTCGTCAGCAGTAAGTGTAGTGGCAACTTTATATATCATACTTTTTATTACTGGTTGCGCGAGCAATTAAAGCGAGGTGAGTTGCATGGAAATGCCTTGTCTCTGCCCAACCTGCCAACACCAGCAGAACCAACTCAATAAATGGTATTGCGACAAACTAAAAGATAGCTGCAGTGGTAAGTGTAGCGAGTGCGATAAGGCGACTCATTGCGAGGATTATGAAAAGGTGGCGGGGGAGTAATTCCCCCTTCTAGTCTAGTGAAGGATGGTGATAAATATGTTTAAACTTGGTGACAAAGTTAAGTTTAATAAGAGAATTTTGAAAGCATCAAATTATGCTGATTTTAATTGCTTAACTCCTGATCAAACAAAAGAATTGAACGAAAATGAATTTATAGCCATTAGCGCAATAAAAGAAGAATTGATGCCTGATAAATTAGTGGGAATTATAGTTGGCAAGCGAATGATTGTTGAAATAAGGTATGTCGAAGAAAGTGAATTTGGCGATAATCCCACAGGGTCACTAATGGATTCAAAATATGTACAGGTATACCTTGTGGCAACAAGGATGGATTTTTTTTATAAAGTGCGACCTGAGTGGCTAGAAATAGTAAATAGTTGAGTAGGTGAAATAATTGGCTAACAGGCGAATGATCAGTAAAAGTATTTCGGTATCTGATAATGTAAATGAATTAAGTGACTTCGCTGCTTTATTATTCACTTGGATGATACCACACACTGATGATTACGGAATTATTGCAGGAACTGCAGGAAAAATCAAAGCTTTAATCATTCCAAGACGAAAACAAACAGAAAAACATGTTGAATCTGCAATGAAAGAGCTTCAAAAATATAAATTAATTTGGAGGTATATTTACAAAAATAACGAATATTTACAGTTTTGTAAATTTGATGAACATCAAGAAGGGCTTCACAAGCGAACTAAGTCTAAAAACCCTCTATTTTGTGATGTTTTGGGAGATTCCGAGAACTTCCGGGAAATTCCGGGAAATTCCCCCCTAAGAGAACCTAACCTAATAGAAGAGAAAGGAATAGAAGAGAAAGAGAACTACGCTCCACGTATCACTCTCACTTTTACGGAATTTAATAAATTAGTAAATAAGTACGGAGAAGAACAGACAAAGTGGATGATTAATAAATTAGACATTTGGAAAGGTGCTGGCGGTAAGAAAACTAAAAGTGATTACTTAACTATTTTAAAATGGGTAGTTAATGCGTATGAGGAAGATCGTAAAAAGCAACAACCTAAAAAGTCAAAAGCAGATCAAGACATGGAAGAGCTAGGGAGAGTGATGGCTGAATATGACAGGTGTAATGCTGAAAAGAATAATGGCCCTGTGCCGTGCCAATTACCCCGACTATAACACTGATTATTTAGCTAAAGGCGTACTCTGGATGGACGAGTTTATAAAATATCCAGACGACCTTATGGAAACGGCGATCAGGGGTTGTATAAAGTTTGGCAAGAAATTTCCAACCATTGCCGACATAAACGAAGCAATTACGGACTTACGCTACGAAGAACAGGTTAAGCCTAAAGCGTTACCCTGGGAAGTAAAACGAGAATCAGACATAGCACAAAAGGCCAGGGAATTTGTCCAGTCAGGCAAAGCTGCTGAATATATGCAATCGCTAGATATAACCGATCTACATCAATACGCAAAGTTATTTTTTGCGGAAATATCAGCAGAGTTAGTATTGAAAAACTATCCGGAATTTATGTATGGCAAACAATGCGCTGACATGTGCCACTATTGTAGGACTGATAAAAACGCATGTATGACACAGGGATGGATCGTTAAACACTGGCTAGATAGTAAAAGTGGCTGGGTGAGTAATCAATGGGCTAAATGTCATAAAAATATTAAGTAGGAGGCATGGTTGTGGATAAAAAATATTACATATGGTCCAAGAAATGGACAACAGGAAACTGTGTGTTTTGGGGTCCTAACGAAAGTGGATATACCACTAATTTGGATAAAGCTGGCGTTTATGATCGGAGCGAGATACCGCCAAGTATCGCAATAATGAACCGCGAAAACTTTAAAAAACTATACCGCGAGCCTAAAACCGATCAATCGTATGCGATATCTGTTGAGGATGTTACTTTACTGGGCAAGAAGATGACTTGTATATTAAATTAAAAGGCAGGCGGTAACCATGGATGACATAAAACAAGAAATTAGAGATCATTGGTTTAAAGATCACGTTGCCATGTTAACCCAGCATGGTGATTTACAAGTTCTTAACTGGAAGAGGCCTAACAACGGAACGTATCGGTGCAGATATGTATTTGACGGAAACATGATGTATATCTCGGGCGATATTGGCGAAGCGGTGTTTTGGTTAACTTGGAAAGCTGGTATCCACACGTTCAACGACCTATATATTGGTTATTTCAAAGGCAAAATGAATGCTTGCTCTGATAATAAAATGGACTTCGATTCTTGTAAGGCTGTCAAAAGACTGCGCGAGTGGACAAAACAATTAAAAGAAAATGAAATTGAATACGACCATAATGACATGAAAAATCTTTTTAGCCTGGCGCGAGAATGTGATAACAAGGAGCAATGGGGATGGAGGTTACAATCTGACGAATATAGTTTTGTTAGTGATTTAGAACCTGACTATTGGGAATGGTTTTACGATATTGGTGATGAAATACCGGCTAGGATCCACGCTTATCTAATTGGCTTACAGATGGCATCAGAGCAGATTACGAAAATAGAAGAAATTAAGGCAGGTAAATAGTATGAATAAAGCAATCATAGTTGGTCGACTCACTCGAGATCCAGAAGTTCGCTACACGCAAACAGGTAAAGCAGTAGCATCGTTCAGTGTGGCAGTGGATAGTGGGTACGGTGATAATAAGCGAGTTGACTTTATTCCGGTGACTGTTTGGGATAAATTAGCCGAGGTTTGCCGCAATAATCTCGCCAAAGGTCGTAAAGTTCTGGTCGAAGGTCGCTTGCAAATTAGCGAATACGAAAAAGATGGACAAAAGCGAAGATCTGCAGAAATTGTGGCTCAGAACATTGAGTTTTTAGACAGCAAGCAGGATGGGCATAATGGACAAGCATCAACGCCAGCAGCAGCAAAAGAAACTAGCCCGGCCGATAGCATGGGATCGCAAGTTTTCCCCGAAGAAGAAGTTCCGTGGTAATCATGTAAATTAACCAAATCAGCAAGCATACCTATCATACCCAATATCACAGCGGGTATGATTGCCAAATAATAACGATAATTCAATCAGAATTGCCCCCACACAATCATTTAAAGCCGAATGAGTAGGAATGGTTAGGTAAGTATAATTATCTCCTAATAAACGAAATGACGAGGTGGTTGTAATCAAAAATAATTATGAAATTCGCGGCGAAATTACGGCGATATTTTTAAAACGTAAGGGGGTTATAACAGAAACGCTAATAAGCACAATGGACTTACCAATAGTTAATAGTTTTGATGGTGAATGGAAAAGATCATACCGGAATGGGAGTAAAGAAGTATATGTTTATGGCAGTTTCTATGTTAAAAACTCTTTTTGCGCAAAGAAAGAAAATACAATTATTGCTTTACATCGTTTTATTTTAAATACTCAAAAAGGGAAAATGGTAGACCATAAAAATCATAACACGCTAGACAATACTAGGTTGAATTTAAGAGAAGTCACCAACGCACAAAACCAACAAAATAGAGCAGGAGTTCCCAAAAATAATAAAAGTGGAGTAATGGGAGTTTCTTGGAGTAAAAAATGCAAAGCATGGTGCGCGGCAATAACATTAAATGGTAAAAATGTTTACAATAAAAGATTTAAAAATATTGTAGATGCTGAAATAGCAATAAAAATAGCAAGAGCGAAACTTCATCCATACTCAATAAATTAATAACGGAGGTTGTAAAATGCAAAACAGATGCCAACACCCAGTTGTCACAAATTACGGAAAGCGTCCGTGCCTAAAAACCGCCAAGAAGATCATTGACGGAGTGGCTTATTGCGGGAAACATGGGCCAGAGAAAAGCAAGAAGGTGGTTGCGAAGTGAGTTATGGATTTGTTAGCGGCTTAGCAGATAACAGTGATGTGTCATATTGTCCAAAATGCGGCGAACATGTTTATGTTTCTCACGGAGATGGTTCGGTAACATGTGAGTGCGGATATGAGTTTTATGTTATTGAAAAAGAACAGGAGGAGGCAGAGAAATGAAGTTCACCATCGGAGATACAGTAAAACATTACACAGGCATTACTGGCGAGGTAATAGGAGTCATTCGCTATAAAAGTGGAGTTATAGAGTATTTCGTTGATTATGGTAATCGATGCGCTTGGAGCATGGAGTCGTCATTTAAAAAAGGTGAAGCATGGCGTGAGTGCCGAGAACATGGCCACTATGAAGCTGATTGTGCGCCATGTAAATTAAAAAATCAAACAGTAGAAGAATGCCGACGTAATTGTCCTTTAAGAAATAGGGAGGTCAATAAATGAATATTATTGAGCGAATCGAGAAAGGAACAACAAAATTAATTGTATCGAAATTAAGCAGTGATATTCCCGCTTACGTAAAAGACCAGGAACAGGAAAATGAGTTGTTGCGACTTGCTAAGTTAGGTCAGCAGATGCAGTGGGTGAATGCGTATGATCGGTTGCCTAACAAAGATAATGATGTGCTAGTTTGGACAGGAGCAACTTCTGTTCGGGCTTGCGTTGGGGAAACTCCTTATGGTCGGGCGTGGTATTTAGTAGACAAGAATTGTTATTTAAATTGGTGGAACGTTACCCACTGGATACCGCTACCTCAACCACCGAAGGATGGTGCTGAAAAATGAACTACATTGATGGACAGCTAACAACATACACATACGCCGAATTAACTTATTTGCGCCGAGAATTGCAGAAAGAAAACGCTAGGTTAAAGGTACAGGTTGCTAAGCGAGAGAAATATGCTGAGCTAGCAAAACAGGCAATAGCCGAATTAGAAAAGTATGATTGTAAGGGAATTATTACTGATGAGTGCAAACCAGAAGATGGTTTTACATTAGCGTGTGATAATTATTGGTTCTGCCGATTGCGTGCTGAATTGCTGGTGGAGTCATGATAATACCAATCGCAGAATTTTGCGGTCATAACGTCCAAGGAAATAATATCACGACAATCTCAGTTGAGAAGGTTGACACCTGTTACTATTACCTTACCGATAGAGGAGATAGGAGCATGCGGTATAACAACTTGGCACAGGCGGTAGCAGATATTACAGATATTTATGGTAAATGGTGTGGGTTTAAATTACTGGTGGAGGTTACCAAATGAAAATTAAAGTTGGTTTGTCAATTGGATTTAGTGGGGCCAACCATGAAGATGTTTTAGAAATTGACGATTCAGAATTAGAAGGATTAACGGAAGAAGAGAAGGACGATTATCTACACGCGGAAACTGCTGAATGGGCTAATAATTATATTGATTATTGGTATCAAGAAATTAAAACGGAGGTGCCCAAATGATCAAAATCCAAACTCAACAAGAAAAAATTACCAACCTACTAAAATTAATCAGCGAAAATCCTGAGTTGGAGATATTGCCGATGGTTGATAGTGAATGCGTGCAAGGTGATGAATATAGTAACTGGTTGGCTGCTTGGGGTAATGCAAGAGTTGATTACTACTATTCTTCGGATGAACGAATTTACTTTAAAGAATATGACTTTGACGAACTTGTTGAAAATCATATCGATAATATTTGCGATGAAAAAGAATATGCATATGCTGACAACGAAGATTTACAGACTATTGGAGTTAATGCAGTTGAAGCTTACGACTGGGTTAAGGCGATCATTGTGAATATTGATCCAAATTAAGGTGGGAGGTGCGAACGAATGAATAACCCGTGGATGTGGAGCGTAGTTGAGAATATATGTTTATTTATATTAATAGGCATATCGGTATTTTTTACAAAATCGGCATGGCCTTTACTTGGGTTGTATTTCGTAAGAAGGCTTAGTAGTAATAAGGTTAGTGATAAAGAAGAGGAGGAGTAACCCATGAAAACTAGACTGCAAGATATAAGGGATAAGGTAAATAATGCCCAATACTTCGACGACAAAGAAATTAAATACCTACTGGATGCGCTGGAGCAGGCACAAGAATTAATTGACAGCCAAAAACAGTTTATCGAATCAGTGGCAGTAAATTTACAACAATCGCAGGAAGAAAACTATAATCTCCTTGAAAAAGTTACAAACGATTGCCTGATGTGCGACAAAATGGATATGGCTATGCTGCATGGTGAGAATGAGGGGTTAAAGCAAGAATTGTTGCAGGCACAGGTGGATTACCGAGATTTGGAGTCGCTAGACAACGACCGCATAAAACAGATTGACCGATTATTAAAAACCAATAGCGATAACGTTAAAAAGTTGGATGAATATCAGGACAGGGAACGAGTCTTGCGGGAGGCGCTGGGAAAAGTTGAAAGTATGGCTCTTACTGGAGAATTATTTGGTCAAAAAGTATATTCAATGTTTTCTGATGACCGCGAAGAAGTATTAAAAGCACTCAATCAGGAGGCAACCAATGACAAAAATTGACGATCTAATCAAGCTTGCCAACCATGACAGCAAACTACTGGGAGCCATTCAAGAGCTTGACCAGTTAAGAAAGTCGCAAATCAAGCCAGCAGTAAAATACTTAGGCAATAGCAAACTGAAACAAATATGTCATATGGCATCTGAACTATGGGAAGTTTTTAAGGCGTGGGTAGCGTTACAAATATATCTGGTAAGACACGCTAACAGTGAACTAACGCCAGAAATAGCAGACGGTTATCGGGTAAAAATGAATGAGCTCTTGGATGAAACTATAGACCTACAGAAAAGTTGCCAAACGTTTATCAAAGGGCCGTTATATAGGACGATGCAAGAGAATATCGATGCTATCCAGAGGGTGGATGAAAAGAATGCGGTGAGGGGTTACGATAAAGCGCAGTGATTAAAACGGGCTTATAGTTTAAATGGATTTTAATTACTAACGAGTAGTAAGTGTTAGGTGAAAGTTAATAGTGGCTTAGAATCGACGTGTGGAGGTTTTAATAATGGCAAAAATAGAAATATACTCGATGTTACCAACAAAGTTCAGCCGTGAGGTAGGAGATGGTGAAAAGTTATGTCCCGTATGTGGAGGACTTGGCTTAAATGTTGAAGGTAACTATATAGTAACCTGCCATGACTGCATTAAAGGAATCGTTACTTATTGCCAACATTGCAAAGAAATTTTATTGCGGAATCATAATTGCGAGGGAATGCGAAATTTAGCAAGAAAAGAATTACACGACAGAACACTTGCCAAGTGGAATAAAACCAGCAAAATCACGTTAGAAGAAGCTTATAAGACGCAGGAATGGGTTTACGTCGATAATTGGGACGAATATATTTTAATGGACGATCTGGAAGATAAGATAGATGGCCACCGATCAAAGGATGAAGATTTTGACGTGAAAGAATTATTTATATACGGAACCACTAAAATTAAAATGAGTTTTGATGCTAATTCTCTTATTGAAAGTGCTTGTGAAGATTTACATGAAGATGCGGGTAGTGATATTAGTAGTGATGAGATTAAAGAAATGCAGGATTTTCTTGATAATTGGGTTGAAGAATATGGAAGTAACACTACTAGCTACGAGATTGATTATTCGATTGGGGTAGTGATACCAGAAGTGACTAAATCATGATGGACTACGCCAAACAACATGCCAGCGAGATTTGCGAGGCAATGGCAAAGAGAAATAATTACGATAAAGCTAAATACGTCGAGGTGGCCGAACGATTATACAAGCCCAGCCAACTCGAAAAAGCTAAAGAACGTGCAGAAGAAATGATGTTAGCCAAAGGAATTAGCTATGCTGTCGTGGAGATAGACAAGGGTCATTATCAGGTGTGGGCGGTAGAAAAAGTGGGTAACAATCATGTTTATGTTGCTGAATATGTGGAGGAGGCGGCGAATAAATAATGGATGATATATTTATTATTGGGTTTAAGATAATATCCCTCGTATTCTTTTCCGGATTAGTCGTACTGTATTTATATAGCGGGTGGAAGTTGATTAAATAACGGTATGACCGCCAAATTTAGCGCAGGAGTAGCGAATGCAAATGGGACTTTTGCGCGGTTTGGTGGACAATTATAATTTCTTAATAATTATTATGGAGGGCTGTATGGTAGACGACAAAGATAATGAAATATGTGTATTTTGTAGAAAAAGAATTGCTACGAAACTGTGCGACTTTCCAACAGGAACAGTAAAAACGTCAATAGATTTTAAAACACATAGAACAACGTGTGATCGCCCAGTGTGTGAAGAATGTTCGATAAATATTGCTGATGATACAGATTTTTGTCCTCATTGCATGAAGAAGTATCAAGAAAAATTTATTAACTGGAAAAAACAATTGAAATATAGATAAATTGTGGAGGGTGAAAAGATGGAAATTAAAATAAAGATAATTAAAAGCAATGTAGAGATGTTGTGGTATCACAAGTTGATTGGCGAGATGTTTACAGTGAGGGAACAGAGTAATATTGAATGGCGAGTTATAGCAGGTGATTTTACCGGAATGCATGTTTTTAAAGAAGATGCTGAAGTGGTGGAAGAAAATAACTACGAACACCAAATGTGTAAAAAAGAAAAATGTATTTATTATGATTACACAAAAGGGATTCATAGAGAAAAATGCAAAAGTTGCTTTGCTGAAAAAGAAAAATATGTAAACTTTAAGCCGAAACAAGAAGTGGTGGAAGAGGTTAAAAAGAGTTGCAGTAATTGTGACTATCATTATTGGAAAGAAGTAGACAAGTGTAAAATTGGAAGTATTTATTATTGCCCTAATAATAAATTTAACGATTGGCAACCGATTAAATCAGACGAGATTAAAACTAAACCAGTGACGTTTTCCGATATTGGTAAAGCCGCAATGGATGCTGGCAGGGCTATTGTTGGCGCGGTAAATGGTATTGAAAAGAGTTGCAAGGAATGCGATACATATCATTGCACTAATGGTTTAGCTTGTAAGTGGCAACCGATTGAAGCTAAAGGTCTTGAAACCAAACAGGAAATAGAAAGAAAAAATAGTTGCAAAAATTGCAATCAAGGATATAAATATAATACTTACCGAATAGATGGGTGCCCAATTATATGCAATATGAATTTTAGTGGGTGGCATCCAGTTATAAATGATGATCAATGGGATGTCTTTCAGGATAATTGTATAAAACCTATAGCCTTTGCTATCAAACATAAACAAGCAACAGGCACGACAGGCGATGCCAAGTCGGCAAAACAACCAGGAAAATTTGAGAACATAGGAAGATCGCTAGGCGAATTAGTAGACGAAAAACAACATGCTTATGGTGATGCTATAACGGTTACTGAACGGATGATGAAAGAGTTATACCCTAATGGAATTAAACCTAATCAATATCGAGATGCTTTACTGCAAGTGCGAATATTGGACAAGCAATGCCGTATTGCTCGAGGTGATGAATCGAAGTTTGGTGAGAGCCCATTTAAAGATATTGCTGGCTATGGGCTATTGGGGGTTGGTCATGAATAAATTAAGAGAATTAGTATTAGACAGGGTTAGTGGATACGTCACTCAAAGCGTATTTGCTAAGATATGCGACAAGGAGTTACCGAAACTATTAGATGAGCGCGATCAATATTGGCGAGTAGTTAAATATTTTCAGCAGGAAGGTAATCAGAGCGAACGTGATATTGTGGCTAACCTGCTAAAGAATGGCTAGCATGATCGAGCAGCCGAAATGTTGCAAAACGTGCAAATATTTACTGCAGGATGCAAACTATTGCCAGAAACGCAAGCGGAAGATAATTAATATTTTGGGTGATGTTAAGTGCTTGTTTTGGGTTAAGAAGTGGAGGAGCGGGTGGCATAGTGATGTTGGATAGGGAGGGAGTTAATAAAATGGAATTTGCGATCTATATCGAAATGTTTATTATCGTGTTATTGGTTATTGTTATAACTTTAAAAAATAACAATATATCAAATTTAAAACATGAATTAGAAAAATATAAAAACATTGAAAAAGAACATAACTATTACTACCGGCTAGCAGAAGTGTTGTGGGAATCGTATAGAAAATACGAAATATTCCCATCTAAATTTGCTAGGGACATTGATGAAATTAGTAGGTGGGGGTAACTTGATGAAGAAATCACTTAAAATCATAATCAAAACAATAATATGTTTGCCGATATTTGGGTTTTGCTTGGTTGGAATGGTTTGGTGTGTTGTTGGATCGATGATAAGAAAATTAGGGTTTATTGTAAATACTGGAGCTGTTTGCATAATGGAGTTATCTGTTCAGACAGTAGATGGAGTTAGTTGTATGGTTAATCGTTGGATGGGAGTGTGATTTGATATGAGTGATTTAGTAAAAGAATTAATGCCGTACTTACAAAAGTTGGCTGATAAGTTGGATAGTTCGGCGCAGGTGTTGTGGGCGTTGCAGATGGGACAGGTTAAAGTTAGCTTAATATCTTATGTTTTACAATATATAACATGGTTAGTTATGACGTTTATATTTTATAAAATATGGATAATTGCTTATAAAAAGTGCAATGGAGTTTGGGAAATTAAAACTGGTCACTATTCGTGGGAACAAAACTATACTCGCCTGTGGTGGGTAACTCTAATTTTCAGCATAATAACGCTTGTTTATTTTATGTTTCTGCCTTCAATAAAAACGATAATGACATTGATATATAATCCTGAGTTTTGGGCGTTGCAAGAAATAATTAAGATGGTTAAGTAGGGAGGTATTTATGGCTAAACAATTTACAGATAGCGAGATAGAGAATATATTAAAATCATATAAGAGGTTGAAGTTAAAGGTAACAGCTGAGCAGGAGCAGTTGTATGGTATGTATCCATCATGTGTAAGCCAGGCAGATGGCATGCCGAAAGCAGTAGGCGGCATTAGTCGGCAAACTGAAAGTTTTGGTATAAAAAATGCTATAGTGAAGGAATATTTGGCCGGCAGTGTGGCGTGTGTGGGTAAGCAGGTTCGGATTATTGAATTGATGTTTGACGCGCTAGACTCAGATTGTAGGGATTTAGTTAAAACTTGTTATCTTGATCGAAACGGTAGGGGTAATACGTTAGAGATATTGCATATTACTAATAATGTTTTTGGGACTCGCAGAAGACAAGCTTTTAACGAAATTGATGATATGTTAATTAGTATTAAACAAAGGCCGAGTGATTTTTCGGTATAAATAGCTAATCAATATAAAATCAACATAAAATCAATATATTTCGAGGTAAAACATTTACAAAAGCATGATATACTTATATCAATTATAAAAATCCATTAACTGACTTTTGCCACTCTCGTTTTGGGAGTGGTACTTTTTATGTGAAAGTACGCCACACGTACTAAAAACACGGTTAAAAGTACGCCACACGTACTTTGACTAATAGCCCATCGATCTATATACAACATAGAACGAATGGCATTATTTAGCGATTCTATCTCTCTTATTCTTAATTCGTGTTTGAAAAGGTGATTAATATGGCGAAGGTTGGTAATATAGTTAGTGCTGATGGCGAAATAATCGGTAGCATATCTGAGGGTGATCGCATTATTCGTAAGATCAGTATTGAACATTTAAATAATACTGAAGTCTGGAAGATGGAACATTTTTATAAAGGTAATATTTACGAGATACGCAAGCAACTTGAAAGCCTTTCAACATTTGAGAAGGCTTTTTTATTTTCCGTTGCTACTTATGTTGGATATGAAGATTGTTGTATTAAGTACGATAATGGTAAGTGTATGGGATTTGACGATTTAATTGTCATAACTAAAATGAGTAGAGAAAAGGCGTTAAGTACGATAAATAGCCTTGTTAAATCAGATATATTATATAAGGGCCGTAACAGTAAAGGACTGCAATATTTTGTTAATCCGTGGTTGTTTTGTAAAGGGACAAGGATTGATAAGGTTATTAAAACTATGTTTAAGAATTATCGGATTAAAGTTATGAATTGTCAGAAGTGGGGCGATTTATAAAGCGCAAGAGAGGTGCATCATGCTAAAAGCTTTTTGTGACAATAGAGAATGTTTTTATTATGGTGCAGTTGAATGCAAGGCAAAAGAAATATGGCATACATCTGAAGGGTTTTGTACTGCTTATAAACCTAAACAAGAGGCTGAATATAAGCAAATGATGCGGTATGGTCCGATTGATTTTAAACGGTGCGAGAGGGATGTGGGGGATTGATGAATAAGCCAGGCGTTTTATTATATAAATGTCGCAGGTGCGGTAAAGTTAGCGATGGAGCTCATACACCTAACGGACTGACAACATTAATGCATATATTATGGGATATTCCGCTACCTAAACAATGGGGCAATGGGATACCGATAAGCAAAGAGGATATATGTATTTGCGATGATGGCAGCTATGGGGCGAGTGATTGTATAGGGTTTAGCGTTGACAGTGAGAGGATGAGTAGATAATGTCAATCACGATACCAGAATCATTGCCAACGAAAAAAGAGTGGCGACGCATTAGAGTAAACTATCTTATAGATGCGATTACTAATAAGATGGTTAAGTATGATCCAATACCTATTGAGTGGGTTGACGAGTATAACGAGTTAATTGCTCTAGATGTTGAGCCGATGATTGTTAAAATAAGCCTCAATACTCTTAACACTGATGATCTAAAAATATTGTTAAATAGCGCTGAATTTAAAGACAAAATTACTAAACAAATACGGAAACAATTGTATTAATTAATTTATGTTGATAGTAGGTGAGGTGATTGGCTGATGTTGACTGGATAAAGATAAAGCTAGATTATGAATCCAACAATACTTCATACCGAAAAATAGCAAAGAAATATAGTGTTAGTTTTAATACTTTACAATGTGTAGCTAAGCGTGATAATTGGGTTAAGTGTAAGAAAGAGACACAAGACAGAATCACGACAAAGACAAGACAAAAAATTGTCGTGAAAAAAGCTGATCGCAATGCTAGAATTTTAAGTCTATCTGATAGATTGACTGATAAAATAGAACAGGCCATCGATCAATTAGATAATTATATTGTCACAAGTGTGGTTAAGACCAAGACAATTACATATGACAACGAGATTAAAAAACCATCGAAAGAAGTAATTGTTGAGGAAGAGATAAAAGATATAGTTAACGGTATTATTGATAAGCATGGGTTAAGTCTTTTAGCTTCATCGCTTGAAAAGATACAGAAAGGGCAGCGACTTGCTGAAGGGAAGTTAAGTGCAATGGAAGAACAGCAGGTGATTATGAATAAGCATAAGGTTAAGAACGATAATGCTGTACTAACAATCAGACAAGAGACTGAAGCAAAGAAATGGTAGGCGATTACAATGGCTAAGTATGCAATTATAAAATCATTTTACGCCAGTGATCGTTGGCAGAAGTTTAGAGCTATCATAGTTGTAGAACGTCGATTAACATGTGAGGATTGCGGCAAGGTGATCACGACTCCTAGAGATGCTGAGTTAGACCATATCATTGAACTTGCACCTGATAATATACATGACGTTAACATTACTCTTAACCCTGATAATGTGAGACTACTTGACCATGATTGTCACAATAAGAGACACAACAGGTTTGGTCACAGCAAAACTAAGCAAGTATATATAGTGTATGGTTGTCCTGGTAGCGGCAAGGCAACGTATGTTGATCAGTATAAGGGCAGAACGGATCTAATTATATGTATGGATAGTTTATATCATGCTATTACCGGATTACCTATACATGATAAGCCAGACGGATTATTAATTAATGTTAAGAGTGTTTACAATCTGCTACTAGATCAAGTTAAAACTCGTTACGGTAAGTGGTCAACGGCATGGGTTGTTGGTGGATTTGCTGATAAGTATAAAAGAGAGAAGTTAGCTGATGAATTAGGGGCTGAGCTGATATATTGTGAGTGTAGTAGAGATGATGCTATTAATAGATTAATGGTTGATGAGAGGCGAAGTAATATGATTAGTGAGTACTGTGGGTATATTGATAAATGGTTTGATGTGTATAGCGAGTGAGATGGCCCCCCGGGTGTTAAAATTTAGGTGACCGTAGAGAACCGATGATCAATCTAAATTTACACACATATTAAAATTTTTGAAAATGTCCTGAGATTTTTAGAAAATATCCGAGGTGTTTTAAAACATGGACAAACAATCCGTATATCGTGAAGAATTTGATAAGTGGACAACATTATTTGCCAGTACCACACCAGAAACACAAAAGGCTGTATCTGGGTTGATTACAAAAGCAGCCTACGTACATGCGATATGTTGGGAACTAGAACAGGTTATTAACGTATCTGGTGTTATTGAATTTAATCCTAAAAATAAAGAATTGCATAGGGCAATACCGGCATTGAAAGAATATAGCCGTATGACTGATAATTACGCGAACATAATTAATAAATTGAATGCATTACGGGTTAGGAATGTAGTTGAAGATGATGATGAACTAGATGAGTATAGTTAAAGGTGGTGATCCCAATACGTAAGCGTTGGCATTAAAAAATTAAGGGGGCTGCGGTATGTTAACTAAATTAATAGCTAAATACCCGCAGTCGAATTTGTTGGAATATTATAGTCAAATAAAAAACGGCAATATCATAGTCGGCCGCGAACTAATCCAGCAGCTCGGTCTACTAATTGAACATTTTAACGATCCTGATATTATAATTGATTTTACTGAAGCGAATAAACGTATTAAATTTATTGAGGAAAAATGTAAGCATGCCGAAGCCCCTTTTGCTGGCAAGCCTTTTATGTTGATACTATTCCAAAAGGCGTTTATCGAAGCAATATATATATTCTTGATTTATGACAAGGAAGTATATGATCGGAACACTGATGATGATCGCAGTAAAAATAATAATAAATTGAGTTGCGCTTATGGGTGGGTTAGAAAATACAAAGAGGTTATATTTTTAGTCGCCAGAAAAAACGGAAAAACTCCTTTAATTTCAGCTTTATGTTTAGCTGAATTTTTTTGTGGAGAAATGGGGACTAAAATACTTTGCAGCAGCAATGACTATACACAGGCTGACCTTGCTTTTCAAGCAATAAATAACATGCGCGACCAAAGTCCTGCACTTGAAAAAGTTACGCGAAAAAATATTAAAGGGATATTTTTTGGCAATCCTCTTAAAAAGAAAATGAAAGGTAAATTCAGTTATGCCAACAAGGGAAACATACTGAAGATATCTGCAAAGACCGGAGCCAAGGAAGGTAAGAATATTCGTGTTGGTATGTTCGATGAAATTCACGAGCTAAAAAACACGGATGCTGTTATGCCAATGCGACAAGCTTTATCTACTCAGAATAATCCAATTTACTTTGAATTAACTACTGAGGGGTTTGTTAATGATGGTTATCTAGATCAACGACTTAAAGAAGCCAGGCAAACATTGTCCGGGGAACTTGAAAGACCGCGTTGGTTAATATGGCTTTATACTCAAGACTCAGAAACAGAAATTTGGCAGTCAGAAGAGTCTTGGATTAAATCAAACCCAGGTCTTGGGGCTATAAAAAAATGGTCCTTCCTCCGAGAAATGATCGAAGAAGCAAAAACAAATTCAGCGACTCGCGCATTTGTCATGTCAAAGGACTTTAACTTCAAACAAAATAACGCCTCAGCATGGCTCATGCCTGACGATATAAACAACCTTGAAACATTCAACATGGATGATTTTAAAGGTTGTTTTGCTATTGGTGCTGTTGACCTTAGTAAGTCAGGCGATTTAGCATCTGCAAGAGCGATCATTATGAAAAAAGGCAGTAATAAAAAATATACAATCCAACAATATTTTATTCCTGAATCTAAACTTGATGATTTAACTAAAGATGAAAAGGAAATGTTTCTTGATTGGATAAGAAAAGGATTAGTCACTATATCTCCTGGCAATGAAAATGATTTCAGCCTAATAACTGCATGGTTTGTAAAAATATATAAGGACTACGGTATTAGAGTGTACAAGGTCGGCTATGACAAGTGGAGTGCTATTTATTGGGTTAAGGAAATGGAAGACTTAGGCTTTGAATGTAAGCGTGTAGATCAAAGTTTTGGTAGTATGTCAAATCCAATGAAGTTAGTTGAAGCTGACCTAAAAAGCAAATTGATTAATTACAATGACAATCCAATTGATAGGCATTGTCTTGAAAATACCGCACTTGTTATAAATAATAAGGCTGAAATTATGCCGACTAAAGTGCAGGGCAAGGATAATAAAAAGATTGATGGGGCTGTCACTATAATCATTGGCTACCGTATTTATATTGATAACCGGTCAGAATTTTTACAACTGGTTGAGGGGAGGTAATTGGCATTAAAAAAATATTAAAACTAGCCAGGGGATTATTGAAATTTACAGACGATGCAGCGTTGATTACAGGAATTGCATTTATCGCCAAGGGTTGTTTTTTAATATATAACCCACTGGGCGATATCGTCATAGGTATTGGACTAGTAATTATAGCTATATTGCTGGCAAAGCGGCGAGGCGGTGAATAAATGTTATTAAGTAGCATAGTAAATAGTAAATCAAATAGCGGGCTTACTTATGCGAAAATGATAGATGGCAATTACCCTATATTTTCGCAGTTTGGGAATAATATTTATTCTTCCGATATCGTGCAAATGGCGATTGATTGTATAGCTACTGAAATATCTAAGTTACAGCCGCGCCATATCCGCACAGACAGCAAGGGAATACAAACAGTGCCAACAGACAGCCTAAACAGGCTGTTTAAATTTTCTCCTAATCCAATTATGACAACAAGGGATTTTTTAGAGAAAATAATTTGGCAATTGTATATGAATTACAACTGTTTTATTTATCCGACATTTGACTTAGTGACAGATTCCCGGGGGAATACGACTAGAGATTATACGGCGTTTTATCCGCTTAATCCAACTACAGTAACATTTTTGCAAGATTCAATGGGTAAAATGTTTGTAAAAATGGATTTCACTGGTGGTAGTAATTTTACACTTGCCTATTCTGATGTTATTCATTTGCGGAAAAAGTTTTCCGTTAACAATATTATGGGTGGCGGCGTTAACGGACAGCCTGACAATGCTGCTCTATTAAAAGTGTTGGCCATCAACGACACTATCACTGATGGGCTAGGCAAGGCCATTAAAACTAGCCTATCAATACGTGGCATCTTAAAAATAGCTACAATGCTCGACGATGATAAACAAGTTGCCGAACGCAAACGATTTGAAACCGCTATGAGTAATAGCGAAAGCGGTATTTTAACGCAGGATTTAAAAGGTGAGTATGTCCCGTTAAATACAGACCCTAAGTTCGTTGATAAAGATGTTATGGCATTTATACAGGATAAAATACTGAATTGGTACGGGGTGCCGATTAAAATATTATCAGGATCATTTAACGATGAAGAATACCAGGCGTGGTATGAGAAAACGTTAGAAGTTATACTTATTAGTCTTGGACAAGCATTTTCCAGTACGATATTTACGCAACGTGAACTTGATGTTGGTAATGAGATTGTCTTTTACCAGCGCGACATGATGTACCTCAGCACGGCTAGTAAATTAAAACTGCTCGAAGTTGCAGGGGCTCAAGGGCTATTGACTGATGATCAAAAACTAAATATTCTTGGTTACTCGCCGTTACTTGATGGTAGTGGATCAAGGCGCACAATATCGCTTAACTACATATCGACTGAGATATCAGATGAGTACCAGCTAAAGAAAGCTGGTACTAAAAATAATCAAGGAGGTCCAAACACGAATGGCTAAAAATAAACTTCCAGGGAAAGAAGAAAAAGTAATTAGAAGCTTTTCTATGCCTGATATTAGAGCAGTCAGCGAAGACGGCATAATCGAAGGGCATGCCGCCGTATATGACCAAAGAACAACTATTGGCGATTGGTTTTATGAAGTGATTGAGAGAGGAGCATTCGACGGGTGTAATTTTGATGATGTGTTATTTACCGCAAATCACGATATATGTGAAATCCCTCTTGCTAGGAGCAGAAGGAATAATAGCAACTCAACTCTTCAGATTAGCCTAGATCAGCAAGGAATATTCGTAAGGGCTAATTTAGATATTGTTAATAACTCTGAATCAAAGAGTTTATATTCAGCGGTAAAACGCGAAGATATAAACGGGATGAGTTATATATTTTATGTAGCCGAAGAACGTTGGGATGATCTTGATACGGATATGCCGACACGGCACATTATTAAAGTTGCAAAAGTGGTTGAGGTATCAGCTGTTAATTTCCCGGCGTATTTAGGGACTGATATTAATGCTCGCGACAAATCGGCATTGGATAATGCCAAACTAGCATTGGATAATGTTAGGTCGCAGGGGTTGGATAACGCCAAAGAGCTAGATATATATAAATTAAAAAATAAAATTATTGGAGGAATATAAATTGAAAACAAAACTATTGGCAATTCTCAAAGCAAAAGAAGAAGCTCGCACAGCATTGGTGGCTAAGTCCGAATCAAGCGTAGATGTAACTGAACTTAGAGGTATTAATACTCAAATTACAGGTTTGAATAGTGAAATTGCCGAACTACGCAGTGTGATTGATGGAGTTAAAGAGCCAGCTATCGATCAACCGCCTGTTGGTCGGTCATTAGAGAATCGAACCGCTGGCAGTGTTGTCGGCTCTGCTGAAATTTTAGGAACATATGGTATTGGTTCCGAAAACAAGTCGGAAGGAAAAGAGCAACGTGCAGAATTAAAACAAAAATATGAAAAACGCGGTGCGGACCTAAAAGTAAAACGTTCCGTTATTTTTGATATTAATGAATTGCCAGAATTCCGAGCTGTTACTATTGGTGGTGGAACATTGGTAGTACCAACCAATTATAGCAATACTCTTAATGGTCCTTTTTCCCAAGTATCGTCTATCATTGACGTTGTTAATTCAGTACCTTTAAATGGTGGAGAATCATACGAAAAGGGATTTGTAGTAAGTTTTGGCGAGGGCGACTACACTGCTGAAACAGCTAACTACACAGAAACTGATCCTGTGTTCGATTATGTTTCAATTGTAAAATCTAAAATTACGGCCTATACGGAACTGTCTGATGAATCGATGAAGTTGCCAAATGTTGATTATCAGTCACTTGTTGCTCGTAATATTTCCATCGCATTGCGTAAGAAAATTTCCAAACAAATTATTGCTGGTGCTGGTGGATCTAACGCCATAACGGGTATTTTCAATGCCCCTGTTAACGTTATTCCAACCGCGTCAGACATTTCTATTGCCGATATCGATGCTGACACTCTTGATCAAATCGTATTCAGCTATGGTGGCGATGAGGATGTTGAAAGCGGACAATATCTAATATTAAGCAAAGCAGATTTAGCGGCATTTGCAAGTATTCGTAGCTCTGATGGTAAAAAACTCTACTCAATCACTCTGAATGGCAACGTTGGAACAATATCGTCTGATGGTAGTTATGCCGTTAAATTTGTAATCAATAGCATCTGCCCTGCATTAACCGCAACTGCAACAGCATCAGCGACATATTGCATGGCTTATGGATCCCCCGCCGTATACGAAATGCCTATTTTCTCGCAAATGGTAGTTGAGGAATCCCGTGATTATAAATTCCGTACTGGGCAAATTGCATTTCGTGGCAGCATCTGGGTCGGTGGTAACGTAGCATCTTATAAAGGATTTACCAGAATTAAAAAATCATAGTACGAGGGGATGAATAAATAGATGAGAATTTACCCATTTAGCCCAGTTGGTCAAAGACTGCAGACTGATGTGAAAAGCGTGGCATGTGACCGCGCTTTTGTCGCTCATTTTCAAGTACCCGCTACTCTTGCCGTAGCATCTAGTGCGGTTGGGGTACACGCCGCGTTTGCTTGCACGACCCCACAAGTGGCGGCAGTCGCTGTTGTGGCGGCGGCCACGGCTGTCACTGATATATTGACCACGACGTTACCACTCGCTACAGGCGCAACTGGTAACGACTTAAGTATATTGCTAACAACTAGTGCGAGTGATGCACTGGCAGTAACAAAAGATGATGAAACGGCCACTATTAACATTGCGCTTGCTAAAACAACTGCCGCGAGTAATACCGCAACATTAATACAAGCGGCCATCAGGGGATTAACTACTGTCGGAGGTGTTAGTGTAGCACTAGCAGTCTGCGTAGCTGGTGGTAACTGGAATACTGCGGCAGTGGCCACAGGAGAAATAGCGGCAGTACTGTTTGCTGGTGGACAAACTGCCGCAAATGATGTCTTGATTACCGGAATTACTAGCCCAACTTATCCGCGTAATGTTACGGCCAGCACAGACGGTACGGCTGGAGATGTTAAGGCAGTGCAAGTAATCATCACTGGTACCAATTACGACGATGATGTAATTACCGAAACATTGCCAATTTTTACCGTTAACCAAAAAACGACTGTCGTAGGATCGAAAGCATTTAAGACCGTGACCAGCGTTACAATCCCTTCCCATGACGATGTTGGAGCTACGACTAGTATCGGATGGGGTGTAAAATTAGGATTCCCGTACAAGTTGACGCATAATACTGTGTTAAATGCTTATTTGGGCAATGCCATTGAAGCGGTGGCACCGACTATTGCAGTATCTTCTACGGCAATTGAGAGCAATACAATAACGTTGGCTACTGCGCTAAATGGATCGATTGTAGATGCATATCTGTTAGTTTAATAATGGTTGGAGCTGATTTAATTATTAGCTCCAATATTTTTTTAGGTGGTGTTTAAAATTGACTTAGATGAACTAAAACAGTTTTTAAAAGTTGACGGCAATGATCTTGATGTAGTTTTGACTGGGTATCAATCTGCCGCCGAGATTTATTTATTAAACGCCGGTGTTAAGCAAACATACGACAATGGATTATATAAAACTGTTGTTAGTATATTCTGTGGGATATTATTAGAAAATCCTACACTGCTTAACGTTAATAGTAGAGTTGATAGTATTGGCGTTACGTACAATTCGTTGATTACTCAGTTAAGTAAGAGCTAGAAAGGAGATGATAATTTGTCTAATATTAATAATTTTAGCCCGCGTACAGGGAGAATGTTACGAGAGGACGGTAGCACTGTGAATATAGCGGATCTATTTACAGGAATGAGCGGCGCAGTTAAACCAGCCAACTATTTATATGTTGGTAAAAATGGCGACGATATAACGGCTGATGGTAGCGCAAATCTGCCTTTTAAAACCATTAGCGCGGCAATGACGACGGCAACGTCAGGAACTACTATTCTTGCGTGGCCTGGAACGTATACTGAAAATATCACTTTTAAGGCTGGCGTTTACCTTACATCTCCTGCCAAGTATTCAGTATATGCCACAGGTAACCATGTTGCTAATTTCACAGGCACAGTGGTTAACGAAAATATTGTTTTTGGATCAGCGACAGGCAATACTATTTCATTCGCCGGGACTGGTATCCAAAATTTACAATTTGCAAATTGCAGTATTAATTCCGGCACTGGTGATGGGATAAACTGGACAAATACAAATGTGGCAAGCAAAATAGCTTTTGATGATGGATCAAGCACAGTCGCGACAAGCGGAGCAAGCGCAAGGTGTTTTTATAGCGCGTCAACTGCAAAGGGTACAATGCTTGCCAATAGGGCTAGTTATATATTAAACAACCCTGACAATATAGCGTTGGCGATAGGTGGCGCAGTATCATTTATCCATACCTCGGACCAAGTTATTGGGCAGGTAGTTGTGTCTAATACCGCCACGTATTTATGTACATTAATGGCACTTACGACTGGCACTGTCCCTGTAATGGTAACCAACTCATCAGGCGTGTCTGTATTATCTAGCGTTCTGGCAACAACCACTGCAAGCCCGGCGTTTACGGGTGCTGGTGGTTTTGCGTTCGTAGCAATTGAATACGGATCATCTGGCGTAGGTGGAGTTGCTACTCTTAATGGTGGAATTGGAGCGCAGCCGCTAACAATGGCACCAATCAGAATACGTGCGTCAACGTTGTTGCCAAATGCCGCCGTAGCTGCTGGAATGCTTGGTGGTACAATCGAAAATGATGGTACTGATGCGTATATTACACTTGGAACAACTCGCTATAAGTTTAATCTTACGGCTGTTTAGGTGGTGATTATATATGATTATCGGCAAAATGGACAAGAGAATAACCTTACAAAAACCTATGATGATACCAGACGGTTCAGGTGGATGGAAACCAGCAGGTACTAATAAATTTGTAGATGCTGTGACAGTTTGGGCAGAGTTTAAAATCCCTAAATTCACCACAACAGAGGTAGCCGGGGCAGTATCTAGCGTAGCGTTAAAGGAAATAAAGATTAGGTTTAACAGCGAGGCTATGAAAGGCTGGCGTATCGTGTATGGGACTAATACAATGGCGGTTGACCATGTGTATCATATCGCCAGAAGTGAGACTGTAATGGTGGTTAAGGAAGTGGTTAAGTAATGGCAGGGCGTGGATTTTCTATTAACACATCAATGCCCGAACTTAAAAACACACTCAAAAAATTCAGCACATATGACGAGTCGATTCAAAAAAAAATGCAAACGGTCGTTAGGGGATCGACACAGGCGATACTAGCAGGTACAATTCGCCGTATGCGTAAGCGTACAGGTAAAACGGTGTCAAAAACAACGATGGATTTCGATGCTGAAAAATGCATGGGAACTGTTAGGGTTAAATCATCAATAGCCCATCTATTGGAGTTTGGGCATGGTGGACCACATCCTGCTAAAGAATATCCTTCCATGAGGCCAAGCTTCGAGGACGAGAAACCGCGCTTGCTTAAAGGCGTAGAGGATGCGGTGAAATCATGATTATAAGAAG